CGACCGTGCCGCGCGCGGCACGGTCGGCGGCCATCAGTCGCCCAACCCTTCCGCCGCGATCGTCTCGACCACGATCTCGCGCATCAGCCGGTCATGGAATCCCTCGTGCATGGCCGCCGCCGGAAACAGAAACTCGCGCGCGGTCATTTTCTCCGTGCCGAACTCCAGAAACCGCGGCACGCCAGGCGCATCCGGACTCGCCACGTACACCACCCAGCCATCACCGTTGCGGGTCTCTTCGACGGTGTGCCCTTCGGCGGTGTGCCGGTTTCGGGTCGGGCCGCCCTGCCGGCGCGCGATCCGTCGCATCGACTCGACCTTGATCGCCTCCGCCGTCACCTTGCCGCCCGCCTTCAGGCGCGGGGCGAGGATCGACGGGAACCGCTCCAGCGCCGCCAGGAGGGTCGTCACGTCGATTTCGATCTGCAGCCTGTCGGACACGTGCGATTTCCTCCGCTGCGACGGCGAACTCGATCTCCTGCAGGTACGTCAGCAGCCGAGACTCCGGAATCCGTTCCCGCTGCTTCGCGGTCTTCGCGTCGTCGTACAGCCGTTTCAACTCGATGAAGGCTCGCGCTTCGAGCATCTCCTCGAGCAGTCCCGCGGGCGCCTGCAGCCATTCCGCATAGGCCACCGAGGGGGGACAATTCAGCGCTTCGGAGAGTCGGCTCAACCAGAGCGGGAAGGGCATCGGCGCGAGGCCGTCGCTCACCGCCCACTCGTAGAGAGCCCTTAGCCGTTTTTTGTGGCGGCTTCCGCCTCCTCTGCGGTGTGGAACAGCGAGGGCACGGACAGCCGGAGAATCTTGTCGGCGAGGAGCGCCTGCGTGTCCTCGTCCAGATCCTCGATGGTGTCCGGACCGACACGCACATCGAAGGTCCACGCGACAATCCCGGCCACCAGCAACGCCCCGCGGTCGTAGCGCAAGAGCGGATTCGACGCAGCCTTCTGCGTCTTCTCGTCCTTGAGGGCGTCCTGTAGTTCCTTGAGGAACTTCGGCCCGCCCATCTCGCGCAGATCGGCCATCGCCTCGACCTGCTGGGCCTTCTGCGCTTTCTGCAGTTGCTTCGGAGACAGTTTGCGGATCGTCACGGCGCCGTCCGCGACGGGCACCGTGTCGGTCACGCGTGAGGTAAACACGCTCATGGGTCCTCCAGGGAATGAGGCCCGGCGGCATCACGCGGCCGGGGCTCGGGTTCGCTGCTTACGACCAGGTATGCGCGCCGGTCGGCTGGATCACCGCCTCGAACTCGGTCAGGGCACCGTTCTTGCCCATGACGCTGTAGCTCACGAGGCGCGTCTCGACGGCGAAGGTCTTGGAGTCGCCGAACACGATCGTCAGCGTCCGCGTGTCATCCTGCGGGCCATCGTCCGGGGTCCCGAACACCACATGCGGCCCCGTGGTCGCCGTGGTGTCCCAGAAGCCCGTCAGCGTGATCGGGTCCACCTTCGTCATGCCGCTCGGCGTCGACTCTTCGGCGGAGTCGCCGAAGGCATGGGAGAGCTGCATCGCGGACGTGATCTTGACGCCGCTCATCGTCAGGACGTGGTTGGTGACGGCGCGCGCCGTGCCGCCTGGGGCGTCGTCATACGAGACGGTGATGGACTGCGATCCGTACTTACCGGCCATGTGTCACTCCTTGAGTCAGCGAGGCCCGCAGCGCGCGCTTCGCAATCCAGCCTTCCAACGTCTTCCGCAGTGCCCGCGCGTGACGGGCACTGACTAACGCTTCATCCCGATCCGGCAGATCCGAGGTCGTCTGCCACTCCGTCCGCATCGCCTGCTCGATGTCCTCGGCCTGCTGAAACGCCGTCACCAGCGCCCGGTCATCCACGGGAGAACCCACAGAACACCGTCGCCGTGCCCGCCAGACCCGCGGAGGGCGAGACCGACACGCTCGACGACGCCGACGGACTGATCGAGCTGCTCGGACTGACCGAGGGCGATGTCGATGCCGAGGTCGACCGCGACGGACTGAGCGAACTCGACGGCGACAACGAGGTCGACGCCGAGGGAGACAGCGAACTCGACGGCGACCGCGACGGCGAGGCGGACGCCGACGCCGAGACCGAGGGCGAAATCGAGGTTGACGCGGAGGGCGAAATCGAGGACGACGGACTGATCGACGCCGACGCGGAAATGTCCCCGAATGTCTGCCCCTGGAATCGGAGGTAGCGATGGATCGTCCCGCCCACTTCGACCCGCTGCGCGCTCGGCGCCGATGCCGTCGTGAACGTCAGCAGCGTCGTCCACGTCGAGTTGTCGGTCGAGTGCTGAATACGTCCGATGACCGACCCAAAGGACGGCTGCACGATCTGGAGATACCCCACTCCGCCGGCCGTGGTGGCCGACCCGTTGTCCACGGACGTGCCCGTCCAGTCGTCATCCTGCAATTCGAGCGGCTGCAGGATCACGCCCTCGTCCACGCGGCCCGTGACGGTGTAGCCGGCGTTCGCCTTGGTCAGCGACCCCACCGTGCCGAGCACGTCATAGACGTTGGAGAACGCCCCCTGGAGGCCGTAGAACAGGTTGCCGAGCACCTGCCCGGCGAAGCCGAGACAGACGATCCGGACCGACGCCTGCGGCGTGGTCGGCACGCTGTTGACCATCGCCTGATGAATGCTGCCGATCGCGGTATCCCAGAATCCGCCGTCCTGTGACAGCGTGATTTTGGTCATCCCCGTTGGGGTGTGTGCCTCGGCGGAATCGCCCAGTCCGTCCGATCGCTCCTGCAGCGCCTCCCGCTTGAACGTGAGCGACTTCAGCTTCGCCGCGAGGAGGTTGTAGCCATCGACGAGGAAGAGCGCGGATTGACCGCCGTATTTGCCAGGCATCAGGCACGCTCCCCGAAGAACTCATGTCCGCACTTGGCACAGATCGGATGCGGCTCCTGCCCGAACGCCCCAGAGGTCTGCCGGTGCTCAGCGGACGCCCCACATCTCGGACAGCGGTCATCCTTCATTGATCGCAACGGCTTGCCCGCGGTATCCACCAGCCCAGAGGTCTGCATCAGCTTTCCTCGACGTAGATGCGGAACTGCGCGATCAGCTCCTTGCACTTCACGCCGTTGATCTGCTCGTTCGGGATCAGCATCGTGTCGTCGTAGAACACCAGGCCGCAGTGCGCGTACCCGCTCACCGTCAGCGAGGCATCCTTGAGCAGCGCAATGCACGCCTTCGCGATCGACTGCGCTTCGCTCCAACTCTCATACGTGCTGTAGACGTGGACATTCGCGCGGACTTCCGGGAGCCCGCCCATGCCGAACCCGCGCTGCTCGCGCTCCTGCACGTCCACGAGGACGAACGGGAACGTCGCCGGCTGCGGCACGTCGTCGTACACCCCCCCCGTCGCGAGGCTCGTCACCGAAGCGACGTTCAGCGTCGAATACAGCGCGACCGCGACCGGCGAGAGGGCCAGGTCCGGCATCAGGCCGTCTCCGCGCAGTCCAACTGCATGAACGCGCGATCCAGGAGGCGGACGCCGTGAATCTCCAGCGTCTTCTCACTGCTCGCGCGATAGGGCGTCCAGAACACCCGCATCGTCGCCGTGATCGCGGGCCGATACCGCAGGACGACCCGGTACATCTGCTTCGCCGTCATCGCCGTGGAATCCGCCAGCGCTTCATCGGTCAGGACCGGATCGACATCCGCCCACAGCTTCGTCAGGTTGGTCGCCGACCCCGACACGAGATCGACCCACGTCACCGCGCGACCGCCCTGGGTGTTTTCAACCGTGCTCTTTTTCTTCACCACAATCCGTTCACGGAGCCGGCGTGAGACTTCCATCAGAACGCCTTGTACGCCCACAGCATCGACTCAATCGAGTGAGGCACATTCGAGACCACATTCCCGGAGCCAATCAGGACCGGCGTCCGCACGGCGTACCAATGCTCGACGAGCAGCTTCATGGCCGCGATGAAGATGTCGGGAATCGTCTGCACCGTTGCGCCGTAGCCCGCCACGAATCGCACCGTGACCGCATTCATCTGATCGCGGGTCAGCGGGTAGCTGTAACCGTAGGCCGGCTGAATCCGCGCGCGCTGGGCCATCGGCCCCGTGGGGATGTCCGTCTGGTACTCCGCAGACGACCAGGTCTGCGAGGACCCACCCGTATCGACATAGGTGATGCTGGTGATGGAGATCGCTGGCGCCATCGGCAAGACGATCGGTCCGCACGGGAACGCGTCCAGCTTCAGGTCCCAGGTCTGCGTCATCAGTGCCCGATGGGTGAACGTCTCCACCCATTGCCGGGCCGTCACGATCAACGTGTCGATGAGCGTGTTCTCGTCGTCCGAGTCCACGCGCAAATGCAGCTTGGCTTGGTCCGTGGTCAGCGGTTCAGGCGCGGGAGCCGTGACGAGGGTCAGTGCCATCGCGCACCCTCAGTACCCATTCGCCACGTACAGATCGATCTGAATCTGCGCGCTCGGGGCCGCATGGTTGTCGATGACCAGCGTCAGCGTGTCCGTCTCATGCACCACGGGATGCAGGGACGTGTTGGCGTAGATGATCGGCACCTCCTGCGTCGCCGTGGCCGAGCGATTCGCGCCCACGCCTTCGAGCACGTCATACCCGTGCTGATCGAGCAAGCGGATGTCGTAGTTCGAGGTCGGCGCCGCGGCCGAGGGCGACGCCGAGGCCGACGGTGACACCGAGGCCGAGGGCGAGATCGATTCGGACGCGGACAGCGACACCGACGCCGACGGGCTGATCGACGCCGATGGGGAGGTCGACGCCGACGCGGAGCGTGACGCCGACGCCGACGGCGACACGGAGGCCGAAGGCGACACACTCGCGGATGGCGAGACCGAGGCCGAGGCCGAGGCACTGGCCGACACGGATGGACTCCGCGACGCCGACGCGGACGACGACGGACTAATGGACGCCGAGGGGCTGATGGACGCCGACGGGGACAGGGAAAACGACCCCGAGGGACTATTCGAGCTCGACGGGCTCAGCGAGTTCGAGGGCGAGATCGACGCCGAGGCGGACAGCGATCCGCTCATCGAGGTCGAGAGACTGCTACTCACCGAGGGCGAGAGCGAGGCGCTCGGCGACACCGATGCGGACGGCGACAGACTCGCCGACGTGGAGGCGCTCGAGGAGACGGACGGGCTGATCGACGCGGACGCGGACCGACTCGCCGAGGCCGAGGGACTCAGCGAGGTCGTCCCGCCCGGATTGGTGACGAGCTTGACGAGCCGCCCGGACACCTTTCCGGTCAGCACGGTCTGGGGGAACGTGCCGTCACTCGCATCGGCCGTGCAGGCAAACGCGAACTTCCGGACGTGCCCCCAGTTGCTATACGTCTCCGTGATCGATCCAGCCATCAGGCACTAGTCCGTGATGGCGGCCGGCGGCGTCGCCTGCTGGAAGTTGGACCGGATCAGCACGTTCGCGTTGACGAAGTTGGTCGCCTGCGAGGAATCCGACACGGTCAGATACACGCAGTCGTAGCCATCCGTCAGCGTGGCCGGATCAACCTCGATGACGATCTGCTTCTTCTTGATGTTGGCGGTGACGGTGTAACTGGCCGCGGCCGTCTGAGAGACGAGCGTGTCGGAGGCCGCCACGTCTTCATTGGCCCAGATCAGCGACGTGGGGCCAGCGGCGTTCGTCACGCCATCGACCGCCGTCGCCTGTCGCAGGGACACGACCGTCGCGTGCCCGACGGCCTGCGTCAGGTCGACGATGAAGGTCGCGCGGATCGCGTGCTTCAGCGAGACCACGTCTGAGGTAACGCCGCCATTCGTGGTGACGGGTCCCAACGAGACGTTGACGAGCTTGTGCGTGAAAACGAGGTTATTCCAAGCCATGTCAGCCCGCTCCTTATCGCGCCTGCAGAATGACGAACGGCGACAGCGTGGTCGCGCTCGTCGCTTTGTACGGAGTGATCGCGGAGGACAGCAGCGGCTTGCCGATGATGGGCCACGTCCAGCGGAAGGTCATCTCGTCGTAGATGAACCGGACGTGCATCGACGACGCCGAGGTCATCGGCTTGCTGATCAGGAGGTACTCGGAGAAGTCCGCGAAGATGATGTCGCCCAGATCCCCAAGGCCCGAGGCCACCTCGATCACGTTGACGGGTCGACCGAGCAACGTGCCGTAGGGCGCACTGGCGAGGCCTGACGGTGGCATGTAGGTGAGCTGCCCGCCCGCTGTGCCCACGGCGAGGTACATCTGGTGCAACTGCTCGAGGCACTCCTGATTGATGTACCACTCGGCCCGCGCGAGGTTCTTCGCGAGGACGCGGTTGTACATCTTGATGACGTTCTGCGAGAGGATCGTGTCCGCCGCTTGCGATCCTTCCTTGTTGACTGTCACCGTGCAGGACGCGCCGAGAATGCCCTGACACTGGCCCGTGCCCGTGCCGCGGATGATCTCGTCGTCGATCTTGAAGGCGAACTCCGAGGAGAACGCGTCTTCCGCGATACCCTGCAGGGCCGTCGCATCTCGCAGGGTTCGGTCGGTCGCGTAGAAGAGCCCCTTCATGTCCTCGAGGCGCAGCTCGAATTTCGCCAGGGCTGGCTTCTTCGCGGTGACTTCAGCCGCTTCGGCCGCGCGGTACACCTGCACGCCGCCCCAGCGCGATCCGGTCGCACGGGAGGTTTCATTGACGTAGGGCGCCTCAATGCCGTCGAAGCCATCGCCGATCGGCAGGCTGCGGCACTTGCTCATCAACTGACTCGACGTGCGAGCCTTGTTGAGCAGCGCGGTGCTCCACTCGTTGCGGACCAGCACGCCGCCGTCGGCCGACACGCCCGAGGACGCGCCGGAGACCGACGCGCGCAGGGCGTCATTCCACTGGAAGCCCGCCTCGACGGCTTTGTGCGCCGGCATCCCAGAAAAGGCAACCGCCTGCATGAACTGGCCGAAGTTGATCGGCTGCTCCTCGGCCTTGTTCGCGCC